TATTAAATATATTTTTATCTAATAAAGGTAATAATGCTGATACTCCATTAGCACAATGCGCTTTGTTTGAATAAAATAAAAAACTCGCTAAGAGATCTTTATTATTCGAATATAATTCGTCTGTTCCTAGTCCGGAATATAATATTTTGTTACTGACTTTACCTAAAGCAAAATGTGGAGTAGCTATTCCTATTCCAGATTCTTTTCCTTTTTTAAAGCCAAAGTTAACCATTTCATTTTGAAGTGCATCAATAACAGTATTGCTATATCGATCTATAATGGTTGTTTTTCTATTGAGAAATTTAATCCGTTTATTTAATACTTCTATGTCTTCTGTTCCTTTGAAGATAACAATATTAAAATCTTTATTTAAAGAATGTAGAGCAGCAGCTATCACACCGCTATCACATCCACTACTTAATGATAATGTAGGAATACTATCTCTTGGGTATCTTATTTCTACAGCTTCTTCAATAGTGTTAAAAAATTTATTAAGTACCGATTGCATTACCAAATAAGTAACAATGTAATCTACCAGAGACATTATAGCCTCTTTCAAAAGCGATCTTAGCTACTTCTCCTGCACCTTGTTCTTGTTCTTCTACTGTAGCTCCTACAGGCATTATATAAACAGGCCAATCTATTTTCTGAGCTCGATACATAGCAAGAACTTCTTCCATCTCTTCCCATTGTTCTTTATGAGGCCCCATTACAAATTTTAATTGTCCACCAGGATATCTACCACTATAATTAATTTGTTGAGCGTAATGCCAATACTCTTTTACTATTTCGGGTTTTATGGCCTTTTCTCTTTTCTCTCCAGCTACAGACCATAACTTAGGAGATACAGAAAAGAATACTGGTACTTGCCAAGTTCCTCTATTACCTAACATTGTACGAAAGTCTTCAGTAAATTCTTGGGTTCCATTAGTTTCCCAAGTTATACATTTAGGTGTTTTCGTATTATCAAAATGCCATAGATCATTTAATTCTATTATACATTGTTGAGCATGTTTCATTAAAGGTTCACCACCCGTAAAACATAAATGTGCTTGTTGACCAGATACAGGATGTATAAATCCACCTTCAGGATTACTATCAGTCTTAGTACATTCCATTATAGCATCTAATATTTCTTTAGCAGTCTTATGCCCCATTAAATGTCTAAACTTCTTAGACCATGTATAACTACTATCACATCCCTTTTCCCATACAGGAAGATCTTCTACTCTATTAACAGATTTAGCATCAAAGTCTTGATAAGGTAATTCCCAGGTTTCAGGTTTAGTAGGATGATCCTGACCAAAGCCATCACACTGTAAATTACATAAAAAGAATCTTAACCAAAATGTATGAACTCCAGTATATAATCCCTCACCTTGTATAGAATTAAATATTTCCGAATAGAAATATTTCTTTTCTTTCTTTTCCATTAATCCTCCTTTATCGTAGCTTTCTCAGTCGGTGTCGGAATACAATAAGATACTCCGTTAAAATTAGGAACATTCATTAACGCATGACTAACATTATGCGCGGCTTCAGCACATTTATAATAATCAAAATAAACCATCTTTCTAGACGCTTCCAAATCTCTACCATTTCCATCTTCTATTACTAACGTCCATAATAGAACCATTCCCCATAATGTTTTCATCTACTATAGATAGCGCTATTGGCTCCATGTTCAGAACATTCTACACTCTCAACTCTACATCTTCGGTTAGTCATTTCTTCTATTAAATTATCGGCAAAGTTAAATGCATGCTCAGCAAACTTTTCTACACCTACACCATCTAGTATTGTAAGTTCACACAGTCCGGCTGTTTGAATATTTTCAAAATACTGCATCATAGTATCATCTTTATCTAATACAACTTTATGGTCAAATGTATCTTCAAGCCATGCTTTTAATGGTTTAAGACCACCGAAGTCTACAACCCAATTACGTTCATCTAATTCACTGCACCCAAAAGTAAATTTAAATGCCAAAGCATAACCATGTAAAAACTTACAATGGCTATGAGCTTTAGGTTGTCTAAAGCAAGCACTTAAACCAATATTATGTCCATAGGTCTTAGTCGAATAATGTTTTGCCATACATTGGCTCCTCTATAGTTTTAATTCCTAATGCCCAATTTTCAGCTGCAGATTCTACATAAGTTAAAGACTTATTAGGAAAATCTTCTAGGTGAAAAAAAGCATGTCCATCTTTTTTATAATATTTAATATACATCATTTCTTCTTTATAGTCAACATATATTTCACAATATTCTTTTTTATTATCGTGATAGAAAGTAGATAGGTGTTTACTAGCCATGAAAATCCTCCATTAACGGAAATATTTTGTTAATTGCTTTACCAATAGCTATAGCTAATTCCATATGTTCTTTTTGAGTTCCATTAGCTGATCTTAATTCAACATAGTGAATCCAAGACCTAATAGTTCCATTAACATATAATCTTGATTTAGTATTGCCTTCTGGTAATATAGCCCTTGCTTGTTCTTTGGCTATGCCTTTATCTATAGCTTCTTTATAGATTCTTTGAACATGTTCTATAATAAATTTCTGTTGGGCATCCCACCATATTTTAAGATCTAGATCTGTTGTATCTATACTATTCTGTCTGTTCTTTTCATCTTGTAATCTAGCTTCTCTAAGTTCAAAGTCCAGGTCATTAGTAGGATCAGCATAGCGTTGACTAAACTCTTGAAATGAAAATGATCTATGACGTAATAATTGTCTAGCGATATCTCTAGTGGTTTCTATTTCCATTACTACAGATGCTAATTCAAATGGGGACCAATGTTTATTTTTAATAAGATATTTTAATAATTTTTCAGATGTCTCTGAATTATTTTGATTAGAAGGATTAGACACTCTTGCACAATAGGCTATTAAATTTTGAACATCTGGTTTTTTAACTGCAACAGGATCGTCGTCATGAGTCATTGTATATCCAAGTAAATTTACTTTCATACTTCAGGTGCTCCTTGTGCTTCTATAGCATTAACAGTGTCTTGATCAACACAGGATATTATATGTGGTGTATAGTTAGGACCAAATTCCATCCATAGCTTTGTCATAATTTCATCACTGTTATCTACAGCAAATTGACTACATTCATCTTTTGAGTCAAATATATGAGTTGTAAAAATATAGGCAACAGGAGGTTCAACTCCCATGCCCATTAAGTGTGCCATTAACGCTACTAAGTAAATTTTCATCTAGCTTTACCTTGACCTCTATATTTTTTATACTGTCTTCTCTTATGTTTATTCATCATAGATTTAGAAAGATTTCTTCTACCTACAGATGTCTTTTTTGAAGTGTCTGGTTTCCATTTATGAAAAGAATATATTGCCACTATTCAGGTCTCTTATCTACAACTTCTTCTAAAACACCCAAAGCTTCAGCACATAGTAATCCCCATGCTAAGAAGAATACGTTACCATTAACTATGCATAATCCACATGCTATAATACGCAAAGAACTTTTTATCATTGAAATATTAAAATGATTCACCATTAGGACACCTGCACTGCGATATAAATGCAAAGACCCAAAATAACTAATTTACCATAGTCTAAATCAAATTGGGTTCCTTCACCGTAGGACTCAGCCCACATTTCTTTTAACTTTTTCATATTTACTCCATTTTAAAGTTTTTAAATTTCTCGTTAACCTTTGTATTATCAAATACAGGTGTATCATCAACTATACCTTCTTGGTCAGCAGCATCATACATTCTCATTCTATTTCTATCAATACCAACAACAAATCTTTTATATTTAACAGGATCATTATACCTATTCTTTAATTGTTTAACCATTATTTGACCTAACGAATCTAATTCTTCTGATGATATTAAAGCAAACATTAAGTCTGCAGTAGCGGGTAATCCAAAAGACTCGGACGTATCTTCAAGCCCAGGATCTGAGCTAGTAAAACCCGAACGCGTCGTCTGTGTTGCAGACACAATCGGTACGTCGAACTCGACAGCGAGCCCACGCAACTCTTCAGCAATAGCTTTAATGTAAGTATAAGAATTAATGGCACCGCCCATTCCTTTCATTCTAGAACTTGCACATATATTAAGATAATCTATAAATATAATCTCAGGTTCAAAGTTACGTTTAAGTTTTAATTCATTTAATAAAGCTCTAAAATGTCCTGTATGAGCAGAACCAGTAGGATATTCTTTTATAATTAATTTCCCATCTGTATCAGCAGCTATATGATCAACTTTATCCATTAACATTTCTTTAGATAGGTTTTCTAATTGATCTAAAGGAATATCTAATAAATTAGCATCTATACGTTCAGCTATTCTTTCTTCTGCCATTTCCATTGTAATGTATAAAACATTACGGCCATCTTTTAAACAACTGCTGGCGCAGTGGCACATGAAGAGAGATTTACCAACACCAGTACCAGCAAGAGCAATATTGAGAGTCTTATTTGGGACTCCGCCTTTTGTAATTTTATTGAAGTAATCGAGATCAAAGGGAATCCTTTCTTCTTGTTCGTGATAAAAATTATATCTGTCTTCTACGTCTTCAATATAGTCATGACCAACGGTTGGATCAAACGTAACAGATAAAGCTTTGGTTAATAAATCAGGTAAAGCATTCTTTGTTAAGTTCTGATGCTTACCATCAATAATAGAAATAGATTCATAGATAGCATTATAAATGGCTCTGTCTTGACACCACTTTTCTGTAGAGTCAATTAACCACTTTTCATCGGTTTCATCTTTTGTAAATAGGTTTGGAATAATTTCTTGTGCAGCAGAATATTGATCGGGGTTAAATTTATCTGATGCATCTATTTCTACTTTCAATGAGTCGCTTGATGGTAATGTATTATATTTAGCAACGTATTTAGCAACCTCTTTAAACATTAATAGATAAACACCTTGAAAATATTCAGGCTTTATAAATGGTAAAACCTTACGCATGTAAGGTTCATTAGTAATAATATTTTTTAATACAAGTTGTTCTATTTTGCTCATTTATCTATTATAACCCGATCCATCAAAGAAGTCAACACTTTTCCAGTTAATTTATGCCATTTCACATCATTATGATAATCCCAATCATCTTCCATTTGATGTTGAGTGACTACAGTACCAAATTTTAAATGTTCTTCACTATCTCTTATTTTAATTTCTCTATAATAATATACTGTTTCAATAAACTCACCTGATAATATTCTAATGTGCCAATGGTCATTATCTCCAGGAATTAATTCATAATCTTTATTTTCTAACACGGGTATACCTCAAACTTAATCCTAATTTAGTTCCATCAAACATAGAAGTGCAATGGATATTTTGGTTATCAAATAATATAATATCTCCAGGATTAAAATGTGTTACATTACCCGACATACCATATAAATCTTCTGGGTTCATATGATATAGATGGTCATCATATAATTTTTTATTAATTGGTTTATCAGTTAAATTGAGAACATCATATTCATGCATGCATCCTTTAACCGCTGTATTAACTCCACAGAAAGGTGCGAATTGTTTTACAGGTAAATGCATAGACCATGTGACACTTTCATATGTCCATTTTTGGTCAAATATAATAAATCTTGGTTGAATACCGTCATATAATAAAGGAATTACTATGTTTATAGAATTACCTAAATGACTCTTATAATCGGTGTGGGGCATATATGGTAAATTATGTTTATAATAATTACCACTTACACAAGTAAGATCAATTCCGATATGTTTAGATACTAATTCATCATAAGCGTTTTTATATTTTCCAGGATCTGCGGTATTCATAGATCCTGGATGTCTTATTTTTGATTCATTGTATTCTTTAATATGTTTATTAATTCGATCTTTAGGAATACAATTTTTAATTACTTTATGCATCAGCTTCTAAGATATCATCAAAGGCTACCTCTTGATTACCACCTATTTGATATTGCTTTTTTACCCATTCTTTGAAATCAGTTTTCTCAAAGATAGGTTGCCAAAATTCTTCTTTAAGAGTTTCTGCAACTCTAACTTTAGACTCCGAATCTTTGTAGCTGTACCATCCATTGGAAGGTTTAATAACGTAACCACCAGCCAAGGCACAATCAAGAAGACCACTATGACGCTGCACACCGCCTTCCCAAGAAACCGAAATAGGTATTTTAGATTTCTCTTTAACGTATCTTGATTTTTCAATATTGATAACAAAGTGATAACCTTTTATTTCTGTTCCAACTTTATCTTGCTGGCGTCCAATAATCCAAATATTATCTGCACTATAATATATACCAGTTCCACCACCTACTATGTCTTTCGGAAATAAACCTATTTCCTTATATGTATGATTAACTGCTAATATAGGAATATTCTTCATAGCTAGATAAGGTGTTGTCATTCTAAACAAACCTTTAAGGGCTTTAGCTCTAGACATATCAGCAACAGACTTTTCATTAATAGCATCTTCTAATTCTTTCTTAGACGCAAGATTACCTATACTATCAATAACAACAATTACTTTTTCATTTCTTTCTAGTGCCTCTAATTGACCTACTAAATCAAATTTTAGTTCTTCTACATTAGTAATAGGAGTATGTAATACTCTATCTAAATCAATATCAAAAGAATCAAAGTAAGACTGAGGGGAACCAAATTCTGAATCATAAAATAACATCACAGATTCTGGATGGGCTTTTAGATAACTCCCAGCCATCATTAATGCAAATGATGTTTTAAAATGTTTTGAAGGGCCTGCTAGAACAGTAAGACCTGAAGATAACCCACCATCAATATCGCCAGATAAAGCAACATTAACCATAGGAACATTTGTTTTGGTCTGATCTTTTTCATTATAAAATTTACTTTTGCTTAGAACTTCCGTTGCTTTTATCTTTGAGTTCTTCTTTAGCTTGTCCATAATTGACATTTTGTTCTTTCTCCCTATCACTGAGTTCATATTCTTTTCTAATTTGATTATTAATAAATGCTACTTGTTTTAGTAATGTTGGATTACCTTTATCACCACCATGTTCTTCCGCGAAGTGAATCCATGCATTTAAATCTTTTGGAAAACATGCTCCGCCAAAACCTTCTTTATCATCTAATCCAGGAACCATCCAATGAGAAGGTCCTAATCTTTGGTCGGCTGGTAATAATTTAGATAATATATTATAGTCTCCACCATAAGAATCTACTACAGCTTTTAATTGATTAGCAAATATAATTTTCATAGCTAGAAAAGTATTACATGCATATTTAAAGGTTGCAGCTTCTATGGGTGACATTTGTATCGCTTGGCTTCTATGACATCTACTAAACATCTTATAAAGACCATCTAGATATTGAGCAGCATTAGGTTCAGTTATACCAATTACATTAAGTCCAGGTTTCATAAATTCACCTATTGCATTAGCTTCAGTTAAAAATTCTGGTTCAAATACTATACGTGAATCTAGCTTTGTTAAACTTTTAATTACATCAGGTGTGCAAGTAGATTTAATAACAATAAATGATTGTGTTCCTGCTATTAATCCTTTAACAGCTTTTTCTACCTCTGTGGCATCAATACTACCATCATCTTTACTAGGTGTAGGAAGACATATAAAAGTTACTTGTGGTTTAAAGTCATATAAATCCTTTAATGTATTATTATTGTATTTCGGATCAATAATCATTTTATTGCACCTAGGACCCGAGAATCCGGTTGATACAGCTTTACCTACAAAACCAAGACCAATAATACCTATTTTAAGTTCTTGTTCATCTTGTGGTCGTTGAATTTCATTTTCCATTTATTTTTACCTCTTCATTAATGACTCTTTGCCTAAGATCAGATGTGGAAAATCTATGATCTCTTTTATTAAAGTATAACTTAATATCGCGTTTTTGGCAAGCGTCTTTTCCTGTAAAATTTTTGTCGCGATACTCCACTCCAAGTATTCTAATATCTATATCATACATTTGTAATATATCTACTATTTCTTCTTCTGTTCCATATGGTATAATTTCATCTACATATCTAACAGCTTTTAATTGAGCATATCTTTCTACTAATGTTTGAACAGGTGGATTTTTAGACTTTCTGTCTAAACTAGGATCTACTTGAAGTCCTACCATTAAATAATCACAATGCTCTTTAGCCTCTTTTAACATTAAAACATGACCAGCATGTAATAAATCAAATGTACTAAAAGTAATACCTACTATGCTTTTAGAATACGCCAAGTTTGTCTCCATGATTCTATATCAAATACTAAACCGTTTGACCTATTAGAAATAGTTCTAGCTATCTCATAATCATTACCACCTTCTTGGGTTTTATCTCCAAAAAAGTATAATGTATCATCATTATCAAAATAGTCTATTATTTGAGACTTGTTATTTCCTTTAGATGTAATATCTAATCCTATGTCTCCAGCTACTGCAATATCATATCCTAAATGATTAACACTTAGTCTTTTAGCAATTTCAATTCTTTCGTTGTTATTAATATCAAAATCTATGTATTGCTGTCGTTGATCTTTATCAGCATTTCTACCAACAACACTAAAATTTACAAGGCCATCTCTTTCTTCAATATGATTACCCACACGTAATGGAAATTTACTTTTCTTTAATTCTTTATGTAGATCTTGTCTAAGAGTATTATCTATTGTTAAATTATTAAAGGCTATTCTTTTATCCTTAATCCAGATATCATTACCATTACATTGAAAAACATACTTAGCTTTATTATACAACATTTCTGTCACTTGTTCAACGGTTTTTTCTCTATCACTACCAGTAACAAGATAAATGTCATTTTTATCAGCAAATTCAACCATAAATCTTAAAAATTGATTATTTATTATTCCACGGCTAGGCGTAAGTGTACCATCAACATCTAAAATATATTTAATCGGCATTTCTTATTATCTCTTCAACCTCAGCACAGGTTAAATTATACCTTTCTGCTAAGCATGGAATATCAATTCCATTTTCATAATCACTCATTATTTCTTCGGCCATATTGCCCCCTCTGTGGTTTCTAATGTAAATGACATATTTCCTAAAGAAGTAGTGGAATCACCATCATAATCAATTAGGTCGTTATAGGGAAAATAGGTAGAGTCTAATTGTGCCCCAGAAGAATCTGTAAGCAACTTATTACTACCATGATCTTTTCTTACTATATCATTATGGTTAAATTCAGCCCAATACAATTCATAGGCTACACCATCTTCTAAACACTCAAACTGATGATACAATCCGGGTTGAACCTTTGTATAATCTCCTGGACCTAATACTGTTTCATCTACTAAGTCATAATCTCTCTGCCAAATTCTAACAAGCATTCTACCAGAACTAACATAAAAACCATTCCATTTATATCTGTGAAGATGTTTTGAACAAACACCACCTTGTAACATTGTAATTCTATGAAATTCTAAAGCATTGTTTGCTTCTATTAATTGGGTATCTCCCCAAACTTTACCAGCTTTCATTGTAACACTCCATTTTTATATGCATACTCTAAAGCATTATTGGCCTCTACGTCCATAGGCCTATTTTCATACCATTTACCATTATCAGTATCAAACTGTCTACATAACTCTACTATTTGACTAGCGGTAATTGGATATCCTTTTTCTACAGCCTTACCGGCTATAGCTATCATAATACAATACATTTGTCTATACCATCCTGTTCCAGATATAGTAATATATTGTGCAGCTAGAGATTGAGGCCATAAAGGACAATCTCTATATGATGACCATACGATATCATTATTTTCTAATTTACCTTTACGGTATTCTATTATTTGTTCTTTCCATGCATCAGGTAATCTATCTAAAAAATCTTTACTATCAGCTTTATCATTATACTTATGTTTACTCATTAACTCATCTGGGTCAATAGCTGTCCCATTCGTATTACTGAATATAAAATTAAAAGCATTAGAATAAGATGCAGGAATGAAATACATCCTAGATAAATCCTTAGTTTGGCGATCT